TTATAGATGATATCGCAAGTGAATTCTTTAATTTAAAGAATAAATTGACTGAGGATCTTAACATCGATGAAAATCAGAACAATATCAACGTAGCGAAAACTGGGAACCGTAGAGGAACTGTACTCAGCATCGGAGACCGCCAAATAAAAGTCGATTATGATGGAGATTCACATATCGAGGTTATAGTGTATGAGCCGGGAGTTTTAGATGCAACAAAGATTGACGATATCATTTATAGAGATGGAAAAGCCGTCTATGAGGGTAATGGCGAACTATTTGATTTAAAATCGATAGAAAGCTATCTTGATTGGTTCAAAAAATAATTGGTTGACACCCTAAAAACAGGGTGTCTTTTTTTACATACTATTACAAAACAACACAGACTGTGAGGTGGTGGTGAATGGATGGCTAGACAAAGAAACCCAAATAGAGATAAAGCCTATAAATTGTGGCTAAAATCAAAAGAACGACCTTTAGTAGATATAGCCAAGGAATTAGGAGAACGTCCGTCAACTATCAGAAAATGGAAATCACAAGATAACTGGGAGCGTTCCGATTCCAAAAGGAGCGCTCCGAATAAAAAGGAACACTCCGATAAGGCAAATGATTCACCGCAATTAATAATTAATAACGATGACCTGACAGAGCAACAAAAGTTGTTCTGTCTTTACTATTTACAATCATTTAATGCAACGAAGGCGTATCAACAAGCGTATGGATGCGACTATAATTCCGCTAGGTCTAACAGCATAAGATTGATAGCAAAAGATAGCATAAAGGTCGAGTTAAGAAGGCTGAAGGCGGAATTGCAGCAAGATGTCTTTCTTGATGTAAAAGATCTGATAAGAGAATACGCAAAGCAGGCGTTTGCTGATATCACTGATTTCGTTGAGTTCTCATCAACAGAACACAAACTATATGAGTATGATGATGCTGGTGAGAAGCGAGAGGTGTTTAACGAGTTTACTGGGGAGTTAGAAACGTACAAATCATCACAGGTTGCACTGAAGAGTAGTGAAGAGGTTGATGGTACGCTTATTCAAGAAGTCAAAAAGGGGAAAGACGGCATATCGGTCAAACTTTATGACAAACAAAAAGCCATGTCAGAACTCATGAAATATCTTGGCGGTGATCGGTTGCGAGAAGTGCAGATTGCTGCGGCTATTGCTAAGAATAAGGATGGCAGCGAAGAGTTTGATATGGAAGACGATGGTTTCTTGGCAGCATTGGAAGCTGAAGGTGAAGAACTATGGCCAGAAGAGTAAAACAGGCGGTTTTCAAATTCAAACCTTTCAGCAAAAAGCAGAAGATGATTCTTACATGGTGGACAAAAAAGTCTGCTGTCAAAGATAAAGACGGGATCATAGCAGATGGCGCTATTCGTTCTGGCAAGACTATTTCAATGTGTTTATCTTATGTCATGTGGGCTATGTCAACATTTGACAGCAAAAACCTTGGTATGGCAGGTAAAACAATCGGCTCATTTCGGCGGAATGTTCTTTTTTGGTTAAAACTCATGCTTCTATCAAGAGGATATCGTTACAAAGACCATCGTGCTGACAACATGCTGGAAGTCACTAAAAAAGGCAATACCAATTACTTCTATGTTTTTGGTGGTAAAGATGAACGATCTCAAGACTTGATTCAAGGTATTACATTAGCTGGCATGTTTTTTGATGAAGTAGCACTTATGCCAGAATCCTTTGTAAACCAAGCGACTGGGCGTTGTTCCGAGAAAGGTTCCAAGTTTTGGTTTAACTGCAACCCAGATGGCCCATATCATTGGTTCAAACTGAATTGGATTGACAAGATTAAAGAAAAAAATTTGGTGTATCTTCACTTTACGATGGATGACAATCTTAGTTTAGATGAGTCTATCAAGAAGAGATATCGCAGCATGTATTCAGGAGTCTTCTACAAACGGTATATTCTTGGTTTGTGGACAGTTGCTGAAGGTATCATTTACGATATGTTTGATCAATCAAAGCATGTCTACAATAAATTAGTTGATTTCATCTTTGGTGATAATTATATAAGCATTGACTACGGTACGCAGAACGCTACCGTATTTTTGTTGTGGCAAAAAGGCAAAGATGGCATCTGGTATTGCGTAAAAGAATTCTATTATTCTGGACGTGATAGCAAGAAACAAAAGACCGATAGTGAATTTGCTGATGAATTACAGAAGTTTACAGAAGGCATCCGTATTAAAGAAGTGATTGTGGATCCGTCCGCTGCTTCTTTTATTGCCGAATTAAAGAAGAGAAACTTCAAAATAAGAAAAGCAAAAAATGATGTGCTAGATGGCATTCGTTTTGTTGGTACTCTTCTTAACGAAGAAAAAATAGCGTTTAATTCCTCTTGTGTGAATACCCTAAAGGAATTTAGTTCTTATATATGGGATTCTAAAGCAATGGATCGTGGAGAGGATAAGCCTATAAAGCAAAATGACCATGCAATGGATGCCGTAAGATATTTCGTTTACACGATTATCTTCAAGAGCAACAAAGTTAAAATTACTAATCGTCCTACATGGATGGAATAAAGAAGGTGAAAGAATGGCAATCGCTATTGATCGTGAATTAGCTGGTGATATTAATAACCCAAGTATGGAAGTAATCAATTTTTGCATGGATGAGCATAAAAAAGAAATACCGCGGCTTGATATGTTGTTTGATTACTACGAAGGTAAACCACATAAGGTCGGACAAACGAAGATCCGAACGCCACACGATATGGATGAAATCTTTGTCAACAATGCTAAATATGTAACGGATATGATGGTGGGATTCACAGTGGGCGCTCCTGTCTCTTATGCACCAGCAAAGGATAAAGATATTACACCAGTTACCGATGCATTAGAAAAGATGAAAATTAAGAAACACGACAAGGAACTAGAAAAAGGTTTATCAACAATGGGCATGGGTCTTGAGTTGCATTACCTTGCTATTAAACCTGGCACAGAAGGAAACGATGTTCCGGAAACAGTGCCTAAAATTGCTTGGATTGACCCTAGAGGGATGTTTTTAGTGGTTGATGATACTATCGATCGCACGAAACTATTTGCTGTTCGTATGGTCAAGAAACGAGACTTGAAAAGAAGAACGTTCTGGGAGATAACAGTTTACACTCAAAAGTGGGTGATCACTTATCTATCTAAAACGAAGCGATTAGATCCTACAAGCCTAATCAATAAATCTCCGAATCCTAAAGTTAAATCACATTACTACAAGGATGTGCCTGTGGTTGAGTTTAGAAACAACGAAGAAAAGCAAGGCGACTACGAGCAGCAACTGTCTCAGATTGATGGATATAATATTCTGCAAACTGATCGTATCAAAGACAAGAAAAACTTCGTCAAAGCGATTATGATTATGTTCGGATTTGGTTTGCCAGATGAAAAACCAGAAGAGATAAATGGAACCATGGCCATTGAAGCGCCAGCAAAATCAGATGGTGGAGATTTTCAGTATGCTACTAACACGTTTGATGAAACTCAAGTACAAACACTTGCTGACTCTTTACTTGATGATTTCCACAAGACTACCTATGTACCTAATCTGAATGATGAAAACTTTGCTGGTACTCAATCCGGAGAAGCAATGAAATATAAGTTGTTTGGATTGCTGCTTGTATTGTCAATCAAAATTGGATACTTGGAAGATGGGATCATGCAGCGTTTGGAACTGTTGCAAAATATTTTGAATGTAAAAGGTCATAATGTGGATGTCGAAGGAACAACTATCAAATTTAAACCTAACTTGCCAATCAACCGATCGGATATCATAAATCAGATCAAGGAATCGCAAGAGTTTATACCGTTATTAATTAGCTTAGGTTGGTTGGATGATATCGATAATCCACAAGAAGTGGTTGAAATGCTGAATCAGCAAAAAGAGGAAAACATGAAACTCCAAGCTAAAGTGTTAGGTGTACAAGCTGAAGATAGTCATTCAGATTTGGATGATGAGCCAGAGGAGGACGAAGAAGATGAATGAACAACAGTTAAAAGAGCTAATGAAGATGAACGAGAACAATCAAACACTTGAAGCTACTTTCTTTGAAATGCAAAAAAGTTTTGATTATATAGCGAAGCAAGGGAAATATTTGTTCGATAAATGTTTAGAAGAGGGATTTAACGAAGAGCAAGCTTTAAAATTTTCTATCAGCATTTTAACTGGTGGGGTGAAATAAGGAGCTGATTAAATGGCTCAAAAGAAACGCAAGCTATCCTACTGGGAACGCCGCAATGTTGATGCTGAACAAAAGATAAACGATGATGCAATCAAAGTTGAGGAAGCTGTGGCGAAAGCGTATAGACAAGCACAAACATATTTAACCCAAAAGGTTAGGAAGCTATTTACTCGCTCTCAGCAACGATCTGGACTATCTGAGGATGAGGCTAAACGGATACTGAACCAAACAACATCAGTTGAAGATTTAACAGAGTTGAGAAAACTATCTAAACAGATTAAAGATCCTGAATTACAAGCTTCAGCAAAAAACAGATTGCAAGCATTAGCATTTAAAGAGCGCATCACTCGTGCGGAGGACTTGAAAGCCAAGTCTTTTTTAGTTTCTAAGCAAGTTGCTGATATTCAACTAGAAAAGCAGACGGAATTCTATGTAGATGCTATTCACGAATCGTATCGTGAGGCAACGGCTGAATCAGTCATCCGAAAAGCGCAAGAGAATGCTAAGAATGGCATAGTCATCGAGGTCTGGAATAAGAAGGATTATCAGTTTAAGGAACTATCGACCAGGTATACAAAAAACATCCTTGATAGCCACTGGCATGGATCGAATTATTCTAAACGGATATGGGGAGATACTGAAGCTTTGGCAGCTAGGCTAGAAGAGTTGTTCACTGTCGAGTCTATGACTGGCATGTCTGAGTTTGAAATGACTAAGGCAATAGCTAGTGAATTTGACCGTTCCATTGGTGTCGCTAGGCGTTTGATTCGTACAGAAGCTAATTACATGGCTAACCAAGCAAAACTAAAAGCGTGGCAAGACAACGGCGTAAAAGAGTACATGCTTGTTGCTGTGTTGGATTTGCGAACGTCTGAAATCTGTAAAGCTAAAGATCATAAAATTTATCCAGTTTCTGAAGCTAAGGTAAACGGTGCTAGCGGAACGTATCCGCCGTTTCATCCTTGGTGTAGAACAATAGCTGTCATGTACAGTAAACGTACTCTGAATCTACCTAGAAACGCATTAGATCCTATCAGCAGTAAAGTTATTCCGATCAGAGATGATACGACCTATAACGACTGGATGAATAAGCTGAAAGAAAAGTATTCGGATGATGAAATTGCTATACAGAGGAGAAAAGTAGTCAATGCCAAGCGTGACAATGCTGAATACAGGTCGTTGAAAGATGTTTTGGGTAAGAAAGATTCGCCGATAAACCTAAATGAGTACCAAAACTTGAAATACGGCAACAAAAATGGCTATAACAAATTAAAAAAAGCTTATCAGCAAGCAAAATAGCCCATTAGCTACTTGGGGCTTTACAAATTAAGTGAGCAATAATCTAATAACGTGTGTGGGTTCAAAATAGAATACAAAAGTGAGAGCACTGTGTTTGGGCGAATGCGTGGATGGGGTGCTTTTTGTTATGCCTGTTTTGAGTGTGCATGGGTAAAGGAGAAAGCTATGAAAGAGAATAAATTGTTAATGGACCAATTTGTAGGACAAAAATGCGGCAATCGGTTGATGAAGATGAAACTGCAATTCTTTGCTGATGGTGGCGATGGTGATGGTGCAGACGGTGGTCAAGGTAGCGGTGAAGGCGATGGAGAAAGTAAAACAATTTCTTTTACCAGCCAATCTGAATTTGATTCTGTTGTTGACAAACGTATTTCTAAAGCTATCGAAACAGCACAGGCTAAATGGCAAGAAGAAGCAGATAAAAAAATCAAAGATGCTGAGAAAAAAGGTCAAATGTCTGCCGAAGAAAAAGCGCAATACGAGTTGCAACAAGAACGTGATCAATTAGAAGCCGATCGTGTGGCTCTGAAGCGGGATAAAGACGAAGCGGGTACAATCAAACGGCTTGCTACTGATAAACTGCCTGATTCGCTCTCAACTGTTTTGGCACCACTGTTCGGCGGTGATGAAAAGAATTTGGATGAAGCTTATGGCAATGTATCTAAAGCCTTTCGTGAAGCAGTTGAACAAGCAGTCAACATTCGTCTTGCAGGATCAGCTGATAACCCAGCAGGTAACGGTGGTGGTTCAGGTGCAGAATCAATCGGTAGTCAATATGCCAAAAATGCAAACAGTCGTGCAAAAGCAGAAAACGACAACTTTTGGAAATAAAAAAAATAGGAGGAAAAACAAATGTACGTAAAACCAATTAAAACAGCTGAGCATTTAAACTTCTTAGCTAGTGCAAAATTTCAAAACTTTACCTATCAAGCTGACAAATCTTTCGAAGCAGGTGAAATCTATCCAGCGAATGACGCTACAGCTTTAGGTATTGTATTTAATTCAGTAACTGCGGATGCCGAAACAGGCTCGCAACCAGTAGCGATCCTTGTAGGTGGTTATGTTTTGGCTGATCGTTTGCCAGAAGCACCCACGGATGCTGCAATCACTTCATTGAAGAATATCACTTTCTTAGATGCTAACAAAAAACCAAAAGTAGCCGCTGGCAGCGGAGAATAAAAGAAAGCAGGAGGAAATAAACATGCCAACAATTATGGAATTATTTACACAGAATGAAGTTTTAAGCTATGTTCGTGATCGCGAATATAAACCTTTGCTAGGTGAAACTCTTTTCCCTGAACGCAAACAACCTTCTTTGAAATTGGATCAATTAAGCGGTGGTAGCCGTATCCCTATCGCGGCATCTATCCACGACTTCGATACTGAGGCGGAAATTGGCAGCCGTATTGCTAATAAGCAAGAGTTGGAACTGAGCTTGATCAAACGCAAAATGCAATTGAAAGAAACAGACATCATTGCATTAGAGAATCCACGCACGCCTGCAGAACAAGCATATGTAGTAGGTCAAGTCTACAATGACATCGATCAGTTAGTAGCTGGTGTCCGGGCTCGTGTTGAAGCTATGCGGATGGAAGTATTAGCTGCTGGCCAAGTGACTGTTA